AATGCGTCAACTGCAACCGCCCCGACAAAAGCGAAACCATCAAGGCTTGGTCCGTCAACTGGACCCTGCTCGGTCGTATCCTCCAAGCCAAAAACGCCTGACGATGGAATGGGTAAAATGCTTGGACAGGATGCCGACACCTTACGAGCCTGTCCTGATATTCACGACCGACATGAATCAAGCCTACGCATGGCTGGGAGATGGACGCTGGTACTACGAGCATCAAACTTGGTTCCTAATCGAAGTAAGCCATTGGATGCCTCTACCCCCTAACCCGTTTTAACATGGACCTAATCTCACGCACCATCCTCGGATATACGGCAGAGGTTGTTGGAGTCAGCCCGGACGACATCTTGAGCGAAGTCAAGACCCAAGAACTGGTCCTTGCTCGAAGCATCTTCGCAGACATCGCTTACTCGGAGTACCTGTACACCTACTGCCAAATCGGGCGAATCATCAAGAGGAACCACGCAACGGTCATGCACAACCTCGAAATCCTTGCCAAAAACATGAGGGCAAGGCCCGACATTAAGTTTCTTCGTACACAGGTTCTCAACAGGACACGGGATTTTTTGCAACATTAGGAAGAACCCCCTCCATCTTTGCGTGAGTGAACGCAGAGAGCATCGTCCTTGACCTTTATCGCAGCGGTGAAATCCGCAAGGCTTGCCTCACCATTACGGGGGGCAATCCGCTTTGGAAGGACCTCGAACAAGAGGTCGTCCTGATTCTGCTCGAAAAAGACCCTGACAAGATTACCAAGATGCAGGTACAGGGATACCTGCGGTTCTACATCGTTCGGCTGATCATGAACCTGTACCGGGGCAACAACAACCAGTTCGCCAAGAAGTACCGTCATCACGACGAGCGGGTCGAAGTGGATCCCGAAACCCAAGAACTAAGCAAGGACTACGACTCCCTGCTTGACGACCTTTGGGCCATCGCCCAGCAAGAGATGGATTCGTGGGCCAAGGACGGAGCGTTCCCTTACGACAAGGAACTGCTGAACCTGCTTATGCAGACCGGCAACATGAAGGCCATGAGCCGGGAAACGGGCATCCCGTACAGGTCCATTATCTACTCCATCGAACAGGCCAAGGCCAAAATCAAAACCGCAATCGAAGCAAATGGATATACTGGTCTATCCCATCCTGATTAGTGCCTTGGCGACCCTTGCGGTCGTGGAGTTCCGGGTCCTGCCGGGATGGTTCTACGCCTTGCCATTCGTCAAGCGGAAGCCGTTTAGTTGTATGACCTGCTTCGGGTTTTGGCTTGGCTTTGCCCTGACCCTGCCGACCTGCCAATGGTACTTGGCTCCTATCCTTGGCCTTGCCTCATCTGCCACCGCAATAATTATTCGGGAATGGACCTTCAAATGACCAACGACCAGTTCATCGTGGCCCAAAAGCATCGCAAGTACTGGGATCAATATGTGGCATCGCTAACCATGCGCTTGCCACCCGATGCCGTTGGGGAACTGCAAGCCATCTTGACCGCTCACGGACGACCGCCTACAAATTGGTGGTGCGCAGACTGCGTAAAATCGGCCCTTCAATACATTTACCTACAAGCGGACTTGTTTGCCGAAGCCAACCAAAACACCATAACCCACCCCCTGAATGCCCCTGCCAATTCCGAACAATAACGAAAGCAAAGAAGGTTTCATCGGTCGCTGCATGAGCAATAACCAAACCAATGCGGAGTTCCCTGATACGGCTCAACGATTGGCCGTTTGCGGCTCAACGTGGGAGAATCACAAGAGGCAGCAATTCGAGTCTTATTCGGATTACGGCCAAGAGATTCGAGCCAATGCCAAGCGAGGGATAGAACTCAACGAGCGGAACGGGAACAAGTGTGCGACCCAAACAGGTAAGGTCCGGGCGCAGCAGTTAGCCAACGGGGAAGCAATTTCCCTTGAAACCATCAAGCGGATGCATTCCTACCTGTCAAGGGCTGAAACCTACTACGACAACGCAGACGACACCAGCGACTGCGGTTACATCTCCTACCTCCTGTGGGGTGGCAAGTCGGCTCTCTCATGGTCAAGAAATAAACTCCGAGAACTTGGGGAACTTGAAGGCGAAGGATGACGAAGCCCAAGTGCAGGCTCGGATGGATTCGCTCATGATGGTGATAACCACCCTGTGCGACTGCATCGGAGCGGTGGACGATTCTAACTCCCCGAATGCATTTGCCGTGAAGATGAAGATAGTGGACAAGATAGACGAACTCATAGACAAAATCGAATACTAATGGGAACCAGTAAGGGCAACGGCAAGTACATTGAAACCCCCGAAAAGATGTGGGAGTACTTTGAGGCATACCGGGCAGGGGTCAAAAGCAACCCAAGGCTCAAGACGGTATTCCCCGGCAAGGATGCTATCCCCCAATACGAACCTTTGGAGCGTCCGCTGACCTTGGAAGGCTTTGAGAATTGGTGTGCGGATGCAGATATAATTGAGGACCTTGGGGCCTATTTTACAAACAGGGACAAGCGATATGACGACTATGTAGCCATCTGCTCGCGTATAAGGCGAACCATCCGTCAAGACCAAATTGAGGGGGGCATGGTTGGTCAGTACAACCCATCCATCACTCAACGCCTCAACAACCTTGTGGAGCGTCAAGAGAACACGGTCCACATTGAGCAGCCCCTATTCCCCGACAATGACTGATGCCGGTAAAAGAGCAGGAGAAGTTCATCCGAACCACGGCCGTAAATAAAGTCCGTGAGTTAAAGCGGTTCGTCAAAGGGGTACAAGGTGGTTCCAGTGCATCCAAGACGTACTCTATCCTTGCCGTTGAGATTGACTACTGCACGAAGAATCCCTACACGGAAACGAGCGTTGTAGCCGAGTCCATCCCACACCTGAAACGTGGGGCCATGAGGGACTTCATGAAGATTATGACCGTTACAGGTCGGTTCAACGCTGCCCGATGGAACGCCACCGACTTTCGGTACAAGTTCGCCAACGGCTCATACATCGAGTTCTTTTCGGCTGACGACGATTCCAAGTTGAGGGGTGCAAGGAGGGACAGGCTCTACATGAACGAGGCCAACAACCTATCCTTCCACGCTTACACGGAACTGGCAGCACGGACCAAGCAGTCGGTTATCCTTGACTGGAACCCGGTCAACGAGTTTTGGTTCCATTCCGAACTGATGCACGACGAGGACGTGGACTTCCTCATTCTAACCTACAAGGACAACGAAGCCTGCCCCAAGAGTGCAATGGACTTCATTGAGAAAGCGAGGGTCAAGGCTGAAACTTCGGAGTATTGGGCTAACTGGTACAAGGTCTACGGCCTCGGTCAGGTCGGGACGCTTCAGGGAGCGATATACGAGGACTTCGAGGTCGTGGAGGGTATAGATGTCACCCGTGCCAAATTCGTGGCCTTAGGGCTTGACTGGGGCTTTAGCAACGATCCTACGGCCTTGGTAGCAATCTACCGCCAAGGGGACTGTTTGCTCATCCAAGAATTGCTCTACTCCACGGGGCTTACCAACCAAGACATCGCAGACAAGTTGCGGTCCTTGGGCATCACAAGGGCTTGGGAAATCGTGGCGGATTCAGCAGAACCGAAGTCCATCGAAGAAATCTACCGACTTGGATTCAACATCAAGCCAGCGGAGAAGGGTCCCGATTCGGTTAGGAACGGCATAGACATTCTCAAAAGGTTCAAGTTGCAGGTAACCAAGGATAGCACCAACCTCATCAAGGAACTGCGCTCCTACACTTGGGCGACGGATAAGGAAGGGAAGAACACGGGGGTCCCGATTGATTCCTTCAATCACGCCTGCGACGCTATGCGGTATGTGGCACTCAACAAGTTAAGGGTCAGTAACTCTGGGAAGTACGTTGTGGTGTAACTTTGAGGCATGAACACCGAACGCATCCTTGACCTGCTAATCGAAATCGGCAAGACGATTGCAGCCGTTTTCTTCATCATCACCCTTCTAACCCTCCTTTGGACCTTATGAAAGTCATCCACTACTACCACATCTACTGCGGAGGGAACTGGCAGTTAATCCTCAACCAGCACATGATGGCCGTGTGCAATTACGGCCTTATCAATGTCTTGGATGAGATAAGGGTCGGCATCGTCGGTCCACCCGAACAACGCAAGGCGGTCAAGGAGGTGCTGGAAGGCTCGATGGTTGCCGATAAGGTCAAGGTCGTGGTAACCCGGACCAACGCTTGGGAGCAGGCGACGCTGACCGAGATGTACCGGGCATCGCAGGAAGAGGAAGCCGTGTACCTGTACGCCCACACAAAGGGGGCAAGCGACCCGTCCCTCATCAACCAACTTTGGAATCGCAGCATGACCTTCTTCAACGTCGTGGCTTGGGAACGATGCTTGCAACTGCTCGAAGGAGTGGATGCGGTGGGATGTCATTGGATAACCAAGGAGCAGTTCCCTCACATGGCGGACCACAACAACCCCGAAGGCTACCCCTACTTTGGTGGAACCTATTGGTGGGCCAAGTCGTCCCACATCAAGGAACTGGGTGAGCCGGAACGCAAGCAGAGGTGGCAGGCAGAGCATTGGATTGGCAAGAAGCCCGACACCAAGGTCCACGACTCCAACCCCGGATGGCCGGGTCCCGAAAAGTTTGTAATCACATTTTAACCATGAAAGACAAAGAACTGATTGCCATCCTTGACGAGTTAGATCTCAATGGTGCTGACTGGCAGGGAGGAACCGACAAGGCCAACGGCCACAACTACACAAGCACCTATGCCAAGTACTTGGCTGAAATGCGAGCCGACCACATCAACTTCGTGGAGATAGGCGTGTGGCACGGAGGGTCCATGGCTATGTGGTGCAAGTATCTGCCCAAGGCCAAGTTCCTGTTCTACGACATTGCCAACCAAGTCAAGCCAAAGGCTGACAAGCACATTGACTGGACTCGTTCAAGGCTTCACATCGCATCGGCCTACACCCCCGAATCCGTGCAAGTCGCAAGGGACTATTTTAAGAACGGCATTGACTTCCTGCTTGACGATGGCCCGCACACTTTAGAATCCATGTTGCAGGTCGTCAGCCTGTATGCACCATTGATGAACCAAGGCGGTGTCTTAATGATTGAGGACGTGCAGAGCAAGGATTGGTTCGTGAACCTGTCAGCCGTAGCACCGAGCAATTCAATCTTTGAGGCCATAGACCTAACCGAATCGGGCCGATACGACGACCTTATTGCCGTTTACAAGTTTTAACCATGGGCATCCCCGTCATCATCAACAACCGCAACCTGCTGACATGGCCCAAGGCGATGGTCAGAGACTTGAGCAAGTGGGAGGGGATTGGGGACATCTACATCGTGGACAACGGTTCAACCTACGAACCTTTGCTGGAGTGGTACGCCACCAACCCCTGCAAGGTCGTAATGCTTGGCGAAAACTTGGGTCATCAAGCCCCATGGACTTCGGGCTTGGTGCAACAACTGGGAGAGCCGTTCTATGCGGTTACAGACCCGGACCTTGACCTTTACAAGACCAGCAAGCGGACGATTCCCATGTGCTTGGAGTGGTTGCAACAATTCCCCCAAGCAGGCAAGGTCGGCCTGTCGCTCCGATGGGATGACGTGCCTCCAAGGTCGTCGTACTACACCCACGTCAACAACTACGAGGCGACTCGTCAGCGTAACTCACGGGTTATCATGGCAGCAAGGGTTGACGTGCCTATCGACACGACCTTTGCCGTTTACAATCGGCAGGAGTACTTCATCGGTGGGGTTTCGCTGCTTGAGTCAGCGAGGCACATTCCATGGTATTACTCGGAGAAAGAACGCAAGGCTGATAAGGAGTTCAGCCAGTACCTTGCATCGGCATCGTCGGCATCGTCCTACAAAACCTTCCTGAAACTATGAAACTCCAAGACCTAACGATTGACCAGTTCCAACGCATTGGATCCATTGAGTTCTCAAGCGTGCTGGGAGATTACGACAAGCGTGCAGGAGTCGTTGCAATCGTTGAGGGGGTCGATATATCAATCGTTCGAGAAATGCCCGCCAAGAGCGTCCTAAAGCGTTACAAGGCCATTATCAGCGAGTGGAACGCCTTACCCGCCTTGGGTTACAAGCGAAAGTTCAAAGCCGGGGGCAAGTGGTGGATCCCGACGGTATTCACGGATGAACTTACGGCCGGTCAGTTGATAGAGTTAATGGACGCAAACACCACGGACGAGAAACAACTCCTGCAGAACCTCCACCGCATCATGGCAACCTTGTGCAGGGAGGGCGGTCTATTCGGATTCTTCCCGAAAAAGTACGACGGGGCTGCCCATGCGGAGCGAGCCGAGTTGATGAAGAAACACGCCAAGGTCGGGGACGTTTGGGGGGTTGTCAGTTTTTTTTTGCTAAGTTCCGAATCCTACTTGAAAGTTTTGAGCGACTATTCCAAGCACCTGATGACGAAGGCCGAGGGGCTGACGTAAGCCCTCTCGCTGGCTACGGTTGGCTCATGGTGGTGTGGAGGATGGCTAACAAGGACGTGCTAAAATTCGATGCCATCTTCGCAATGAAGGCGGTGGAGTTCCTGAACTATGCCCTGCTGATTCACGATATTTTAGAGGCAGAACGGATGGAAGCGGAGCGAGCGAGGCGCAGATAGACACATTCCAGCACGGGGGACATTTACCCACATGGAGTTCAACGTCTTTGTAGGGGGGTCAGGCAAGAAACTGACCGACATTCAAAAGGAGGCCCTTGCCGACTTTGGTGTGGCTCTCGAAGATGGGGCCATTGAGAACAAGTCCCACGAATTGGTGGTCAAGTGGCTTGAAGGAGCGGTACGCCTTGCGAAAGAGAACCTCGCCAAGTCGAACGCCATCGCAAGCAATGCCCTCTCGCAGTCCATCACCGTTACCCCGATATCCCTCAACGACCAGTCCTTCGTCGTCGCTATTGAGGCAGCGGATTACTGGAAGTTCGTGGACCTCGGTGTCAAGGGTGCAAACTCAAGTAAGCGTGCGCCTAACTCTCCGTTCCAATACCGGGACAAGCGTCCACCTATCCGTCCGATTCAGGAGTGGATTGCGTTCAAGGGCATTTCGTTGGAAGGCCGGGACAAAAAGGCAGCAAACAGGTCCTTTGCCATCAACATCGCCAACAAGATTCGGAGGGAAGGTCTGCGAGCGACCAACTTCATGAGCAATGCAGTAAGCCCCGAAATGATAGAGGTCCTGACCGAGAATATCGCAGAGGTCCTTGGTAAATCCATAAGCGTAGCAACAACAAGATAAAATGGCAACAACCGTCCTTTCAGGGTCGCCTCTCGTGGCAACCCCCGTTTACAACAAGATGCTTTTCAAAGTCAGCGGTTCGCTGATTGCACAACCGAACTACCGTTACGTCTGCGATGTCAAGAACCCAGCAGGGACGACCCTTGCACGGCTAAAGTGCGACAAGTTACCGACAACCAGTTACGGCTTCTTTGACGTTGCCAAGGTCGTTGAAACGCTGATTGCCCCTACCAAGCCATCGCTGACCCAAACGGGCTTCGTGGATCATGCCGGGTACTATTCGGGGTACAAGCTCGACTTCATGGAGGAATACGGCAACACTCCAGCCGTGCAGACGGGAACGGTTACCACCGTCAGCGGGGTCATGGGGTTTGCGGGAAACTTGGAGCAGTTGGAGTTCCAAGACTGGAGCCTAAGCCCTTACTTCCAAATCGGGTCCTCGTTTAATTCCGTTAAGCCCCTGACAACGCCATCAACCTTCACCGTGTACCGTGGAGGCAAGGCTTGGCTTGCTATCAACGCCACCAAGTTTACTGCCGTGTCCGCCAATGACACATACCTCGTTTCGGGCCGTGTCGCTTACAAGTCCGTAAATTACGACATAGCCGTAAGCCCAAGCCTTTCAGGTACAACGGATTTCAATATCCAACGCTTCGGATGCGGACCTGCTCAACTATCGGGAACCATCGCAGCACTAAGCGGAGCGGTGGAGGGCGATTCCTACACGGTGCAGTTCTTGGCTAATCAGGGTTCGGGATCGGTCATCACCACCTTCACCTTCGGCCCCTGCGAGCGGTTCAACTCCATCCCTGTCCATTTTCAAAACAAATACGGAGGCATTGATTCCTACACCTTTACACTCAAGAACCGCAAGCGGGCCAACATTACCCGGCAGACGTTCGGCTACAACTCGGACGTTTACGCAACCACGACCTACGATAAAGTCTGGGCAGGTGAGTTCGATTACGTTTACGCACTCAACTCCGATTGGCTGACGGATGCAGAATCCGCTTGGCTTATTGAGATGGTTCGCTCCGGGCAGGTATGGCTTGAACTGGATGGGCAGTTAGTGGAAGCAATTGTGAACGCCAACACCTACCAATTCACGACTCGCAGGAACGACCGCCTCACGCAGTTGCAGGTCGAGGTTGCAGTCGCCTACAAGAACAACATCCTATGAGCGTTACGCTGATTGCCTACCCGACCGCTGACTACACCACCGACTTGCAGGCTTGGAATGCGTTCAACGACCGAGCCGATGCCGATGGTGCTACAAGCCGGGAGGACGCTTGCTTTGGCTGCCTGTTCTCAACCTTTGCGACCCTTTACGACCAACCCGAACTCGCTTATGTCCTTGACACCATGGGCGAAATCGACATCGCCCTCACGTTCAGCGTCGAGGACATTGCCGACATAACCAAGCGGAGGGGGTCCTTTTCCAAGACGATAACCCTACCAAACACGCCTACCAACAGGGCCTGTTTCGGGTACGCTTACAACATCCAATCCTTTGTGGGTGGATTCCAACCCAACAAGCGAATCCGTGCAGCGATGTGGGAGGACGGGGTGCAGGTGTTCAGCGGAGTATTGCAGTTGATTTCAATGTCCAAGACACGGGGCGAAGTAACCTACGAGGTCGGCTTGTTCTCCGAGGACGTGAGCCTGTTCAAGGCTATTGAAGGCAACCTCCTTGCAACAACGGTTGGGGTCAGCGGCATGAACCACAACATCACTTCATCCCATGTTTCTGCGACTTGGACCGCAAGCGGTGCAAGTGGTTATGTTTACGGCTTGATAGATTCCTACGGCTACACGGACGTAGTTA